TAGACCTTGATCTTCGGCCGCTTAGTATCGGTTGTGTGGTCCCCCGAATAGACCCCCATAACGCAATACCCCCCGCGGCCGAGAATAACAAGCCCCTCGTTGTCGGTTGAGTCGTCCGCCCAGACCTGGACAAAGTCCGTGATCGGAATTTTCAGCGTATCCTCCGCCGCCCAGGCGGCGTCACCGAAATCCCCGAACTTGAAATGCACCGTATCGCCCGTGGCGTAGTCGGTCCCGGCGCCATGGCAGCCCGGAGTATTCCAGGCCGATCCCGTTGCATAGTTCAGGAAGCTGGCGGTATTATAGGCCCAGTGGACCAGCGGCCGGGCAATGAAGAATGCGCTATCCCCGTCCCTCTCCAGCATATTGAGCGTCAGAATGAGATACGCGGAGTCGATTGTTTGTCCCGCGATGACCTCATTGAGACTGTCCGCCCACCTGATCAGAATCGCCGTCCGGCTTGATGTCGGATAGGCTGACGTATAATCAACCAGGGATGACGACAAATTAACCGTCGAGTCCACACCGTCCACATAGAGATAGGTGGACTGCGCGTCGTATCCGGCCCCGCCACCCAATAGCAGCGATTCGGCCCGCGCCGCAGAGGTCCCGGCAAGTAAAAAGAACAGGAGCAATATTAGCAGCTTGCGCATAGCGTCATCTCCTCAACTTTATGCGTTTCGCGGTCGTCGCCGGCGACGGCGATTGGACCGTGATATAATTCGTACGCGTATAGTCGTCCGACCCATACTCATTCGTTGCGGTCAACACGACTGTGAAGACCCCCACCGAGTCATATGTGTGGGTCGGGTTCTCGGTCGTGCCGTGCGTACTACCGTCCCCGAAGTCCCAGTCCCATTCGGTCGGCGTGTTGGTGCTCTGGTCATAGAACGAGACGGTCTCCCCGGAATCAATCGTGGTTGGGGTCCCATAGAAGTTTGCCACCGGCGGATCCCCTTCTTCCTCTTCGGCCGCGGCGCCGGTCCGCCGCCAAGTCAGCACGGAATCACAGACCGTTTGCAGGAACGGGACCAGCGTGTCCTGAAAGAGCGAGGCGCCGACACTGGCGAGCATGTGGTTGTCGCTATCCGTCACCGAGTCAGCGAACATATATTTGACCGCATGGCCAGCCTCCATAAAATGCCCGCTTTCCCACTGCATGAGCGGAGAGAACGAGTCGAATAACCAGACGTTCGAGGCCGGCCGGACCGTCGGCAGTGTGTCGTTCCACCAGTTCAACAGCCCCCCGAGCAGCTTCGCTTCAGCGGAATCGATGTTCCCCACATCATCATCATAGGGGACGCCAAAAACTAGAATCCATTGAGTTTGCGGATGGGCCGCGCAGGAATCATAGACCTGCTGCCAAAGAATCTTGAGCGAGTCGCACCGCAGGCGCATCATGGTGGTGTCGCAATCGTCCGCGCACCCGTAGGCGCGCTGGGGCTGTTTGACCATAAAAATATCGAAGCCGTCGGGCTCGACCGTCCCATCGGCCAGCTCTACCGTCCGGAAAGGCGCCCACCAGTCCTCATCTGTTTTTCCGCTGACCCGGAAGAAGTACGTCAACAGGCCAGCGAGCTCCAGATCATCGTTGCCGGAGGCCGGACCGTTGTCCTGGCGGTTCCAAATCATCATCCGGTTATGGTCGCCGCCCCAGCCATGGGAGGAATTGGCGATGCGATCAAACTGACAGCCGTTTTCCCCGGTGCCCACCACGGTATCCGACAGCGCCGTTCCGGTATAGCCACCCGCGTCGGCATTGAGATTGTATGATCGGAATGCGATCCGGCCCGTATCCCCGACCAGGTTATGCACAATCAGCGTATCGAGCCAGTAGAGGATGTTTTTGTGGTAACTGGCATTCCAGCAGGTTCCGGATAGGCCGATATCACCATTGGAGTAGTGGGCGAACATAATGGAAATGCGCTCGGGATCCTGGCCGAGCAGAGAGCCGAGCGTGTCATTGAACAGTTGCGGCCCGTCGACATCGGCAGAATCCAGCGACAGCCGGGTATTGTACTCGACCGTATCGTAGATGTACCCGCTTGTCGCAGTATCCCATCCGTATTTGACGACCGTTATTGTGTAGGGATTGAACAACGAATCGTTTCGAGAAACAGGCAACGTATCGAAAACATTCCCCCACCCGTCCGTGGTATCGACGGTCGCAACGCCGAATGTGTCCGTGAACGTCACCGCCGCCCATTGGACGGGCCAATCATTCGCCCCATAGACCGTCGCCTGCACGGCGCGGTCGAGGTCTCCCCTGGTACCCCCGGAGAGACCGCTAACCGTAATCGGAAAATCTACGCCGGGATATTGTTGGTCGGTCAGAACGGTCGCCGACGATGAATCAGTATCCGTCCCGGTGGTCACAAAAATCTTGATTGGATTGAAACTACTATCATTCGTCCGGGAGTCACTCGACCACCGCTCATAACGATATGGTACCGTGTCAAGGGCATAGCCCTGATCATTGGTGGAGAGTGTGGCGATAGTGTCCATGTAGGAGTTTCTTATGTAGACCGTTGCGCCCACGAGCGGGACACCATCATCGGTGCGGGCATTGACCCTGACCGTGCGTGCTAACCACCATGATTGCGTACCACCCGACGACCTATGGCCCACATCGTTTGAGTCCGCATTAACATACACGGGGTCAACCACCCAATTATCAACGCATGTATGGGGACCCGTTCCTACTCCCACCGCTTCATGCCAACCATAGCCACACGTATATCGGGGAGATTGCCAATTAATTGTATCCCGGTAGACGATAATGTGGTCCGCCGGATGATAGTCGTCTCCGAACTGATAGACGCGCACATTCGAATATAGCTTGTTGCCAAAGAAGCGATTTCCGTTGCCAAATGGATTCGAGGGATCTTGCAACTGATCAATAATGATCGCTACACATTGTGTCGTAGTATCAGTACCAGTCAGGTCGAACGTGGCATGGATTTCGTTATTGTAGATCCAGTTATTAGCACTGGTATCAGAAGACTCTTCGCCAATCGCTCCAAACCAGATACCATGTGCATTTGCCCCCTTGTAGGTCGTATTGGGGTCGTCGTCACAGCTCACCTCGATGTAATTGTGGTGGACCCGGAGGTACATCACGCCCCAACGGATTCGTAGTCCCCGCGCCCCCTCGTCCTCGCTGCTATTCCCTTGATTAACCCGAATGTCATTATATGCCATTTCAACCGGATGGTCTGCGGTCCCCTCAGTAAAATTAAAATACATACCGCGACCACCGCCGTGACTCGTTCCCGTCCTTATGGTGTTGTACCGGAACCTGCTCCCCTCATAACATGTCCCTAAATCGGCAATGGCATGGCAGTTTGCCCATGATGCCCCCGACTCGTTCCGGCCATCAATCGTCACCGAGTTACTGTCCACCCAGGCGACGCCCCCCACTAAAAGCCCGGCATGGGGGGCGTCTTGAATTGTGATCCCGTGTACCCACCAATTCGCCGTGTCCCATGGAGTATCATCCCGATATTGCCGGAGCGTAACAGCGGCACCATCAAGTGAATGTCTGGAATCGAAGGAATTGGAGTATGATGTATAATCTCCACCCTTGATTTCCATGCCGTAGACGGTTGGGCCACTTTCGGAGGCGTTGACGTTTTTGCTCGAATGCCCGTATACGTGAGCGCTAACGTTCAACAGGGCGCCCCAATCAAGTGTAACCCCCATATTGATCGCATATACGTCAGAACCACCTTTGGAGCCGGATTCGACCGCGTTCGCAGTCTGATATTGCGTGACCGTCAGGTTGCGGATAATGAAATGGTCACAATTATTCGATAGAGCAATCCCGTCACATCCGCCCGCACTGTCCTTGTCGAACGTGATCGTATAATTCTGACCGTTGACTTCCCACCAGTCACGTTCCCCAGAGACGCTAATGCCACCAGCCGCTGCATTGAGGTTGCCCGTCAAATAATACACTTTGAGAGTTTTGGTCCCAGATGTCCCACCAGTTGAAATCGTATATGGTAGACTGGTAATGGCAACGGAATCGGCGCCACGGTTGGCCGTGAGATACCATTCAAATTCGGCGCATACTTGTCCCGCGGTCAAAAGCAAGACACCGATCAGTAGGATAATTATTTTCATGCCGTCCGATCCGCCCTGTAGTTGATGGTGAACTCCGGCCGGTGCTTCTCGTCGAACCCGAGGCTCAGGATGTCACTGATCCGCTCGATCACCAAGTATCGAGTCCCCCCAACCGTCTCCTCCGCCAACAGGTGCAGCTCCTCATCGATCGCCAGCGCCAGACCATAGGCCGCCGTGTATGCCCCCCGCGCCCCGCGTATCCGGATCTGGATAGTCGGCCGGTCGAAGTGCTCTTTGGTCAAGGCATTGACTGGAGGATATCCCCCGGTATCGGTGATGCACACCGCCAGCGTATCACCATCGGGCAAATCCCCGACAAACAGGTCGGTCCCAATAGTCAGGCCGAGGCTGCTAACCCCATCGAGAATGCCGGCTATGTCAACAGCGGGGCTGTTCATTTGACCTCACCTCCGAGAATCTTCGCAATCTCCCAGACCGACTGCCGCAACGGCTGCTCCAGATATTTTGCCTGCTTTCCCTCTTTGTGTCGAGCCCGCAGATTCTCGTGGACAAAGAGCGCATAGGATGCCGTGTAGAAGATGACCCCGATCAATTTGCTGCCCCTCCATCCGGCATCGGTATCAGCGGTGCTCTTGAGATAACCGGTGTCTACCGGTACGATCAGTTGAGACCGGCGCTGCACCAACAGGCAGGCTTGGCGCATGCGGCCGACCATGACCCGCTCGGCCTGGTTGCGCCACCTGAGCAGGTTCTTGGCGATCTGGTCACCACCGCGAAACTTCACAGCCACGCTCTCCGGGTATATGACGCACCATTGAGTTTCGGGATCTTCTCCCAGCCCCGTATCTCCCACGCCGCCGGCACCGCAAACGGATCGTCGTCCTGGCTGCTGGACAGATCCGCCAGTGTCCCGAGATAGAGATGCCCCCCGACGGCCAGATCCTGCGCGACGTACACCACCGCCCGCGAGATTTTCTTGTCCCCAGAGGGGTCGACAAACTCATCCTGACGGTCCTCCCAGCGACAGGCGATCTCGGTCCCGACCGTAAACGTGCGATCCCCATACCCGTCCGATGTCCCCGGCGCCCAATAGACCGCCACTTGGTTCAACGACCTGTTTGTCTGCAACTTAAACGGCATTCCCGTCCTCGATCTGTTTCTTGAGAGACAGCACCGCCCCAAGCATCTGCTTGTAGTTGACGACGACCCCATCGGGCAACTCCGTCGTCGGTAGCGCTGTCAAACGCGCCGCCACCTCGCGGACGACGGCCTCCTGCGCGTCACGAATCGATCGCTTGGCAAGAATCTCCTGGGCAGCCGAGACCTCACTCTCGTTGTCCCCAATGATGTTTTCAATCTCATCGTTGGAGAACAAATGGAGCTGGATCGTATCCTCCTTCATGGTGATCAGAATCTGCGCCATCTTATGCGTCCTCCTCATCGGCGAGAATGTTCATGGAGATTTTCTTGTTCTGGTTCAAATAGCCGTGCCGATCCATGAGCAGCACTTTCTGTCCATAGCTCGTGGAGTTCAGACCAAGGTCGGTCCGCCCACTGTAGGTCACGTTGGCCGCGCCCATCGTCTCTGCTACAATCTCCGGATCTGCCGAACAGGCCAAATGCGCCGCCAGCCACATCATCATTTTCTCTTGAAGGTCCTCTCCATAGCCGGAGCAGGCTTCCGTAACGATCACCTCAGCCGTATCGACGAACGGCTGCAGCTGCTCATACGTCAAACCTGTCCCCACCATGATCGCCTTGACCTCTTGGGCCGTCGTACGCGCCATTAGATTTTCCTCCATTTGTCATAGTAGCCGCCCCGGATCAGTGCGGCGATCTTGTCTGACCCGGCATCAAGGGCCTCTTGTGCTTTCAGGTGAACAGAGGATTGCGCCCGAGCCGTAAAGTACGGCCGCCCGCCCTTGAGTACCTTGACTTTCGGATTAGCCGTGTACCGGATGAAGAAATCCCAGTATTCGGCCATCGCCATATCCTCATCGAACCCGCCAATTTTGTAAAATCGCTCGCGCTTCACGAACATGCCGATATTAACCAGATTGCGTTGGTCGCGGAATTTGTAGCGCCATAGCTGCTTCCGAACCGGATGCGTGCCCATTCCGTCACGATACTGATAGTCCGCATAGAGTAAATCTATCCCGTTGTTGACGGTCGCATCGAAATCAGAGAGCGCCGTCGGCTCCAGCCAGTCGTCCGCGTCGAGAAAATAGAGCCAGTCCGTATCGGCATCGCGGGCCGCCAGGTTGCGCGCCGCGGATCGTCCAATATGTTGCGCCGGACAGAGCAGGAGGATCCTCGGGTCCCGCTGCAACCGGACCGGCGGCCGGGCATGGTCATCGACCACGATGACCCGCTTCGGATGAACAGGCCCGGCAAAGCACGATTGTACCGCCTCGCACACATAGCGTGAATGGTGCCCCCCAACCGGAATGATGATCGTCACGTCGTTCATGTCTTTGGGTGCTCCAGGTGAAAAGCCAATGCACTGCCGACAAACACGAACTTGACGCCCCGCGCGATCAGCCTGTTAGCCAGGTCCTCATCGTTGCGCGCCGGCAGAGATTCGTTGTATCCCCCAACCGCCTCAAAGTCGTCCCGGTGAATCGCCCCGCAGAACAGGAAGGGCGCCGGACGCTCGGCCCCGCAATAGAGCCGATGGCCCTGGACTACCGGAACCTTCCACGTATCCCCGTTGGTCCGGTACGTATCGGGTGTGACATCGGCCGGGAACTCATAGGCTCCGGACTGGACCATCTTGCAGAACGAAATATATTCCTGCGGGCTTCCGTGGTGGACCCGCGCCAATGCTACCGTTCCGGGCTTGCACACGGCCACCAGCGGGGTCACGCAATCGGTGACATGGCATACTTCCCCGCCCTGTTCGATCACGATATCCGCCGAGAGTTCCCGGTGGCCAATGTTCAGCACGGCGCCAGGGTTGCGCCGGTATCCGTTGCTCCGCTCAATGCGCTGCGACCGTACCAGGTGGCCATACCGCCGGATAACGTCCGGCGTGTTGTCCGTCGATGCGTCATCAATGACCAGGATGGGGGCGTCCTTGTACGCCTGCTTCTCGATTGAATGGAGCCCAAAAAGCAGTTGTGGCGCCCGATTGCGCGTAGCTATGAGAATCCCGACGCTCATATGAAGTTCCAGTGTCCTTCCGGTATCTGGTCCATTGTCCTCTGGATCTGCCGGTTGCGCCCGAGAAACTGACAGCGCGGACATTGCCGGGCATCGAACCGCTCAAAGAAGTCCCGCTTCTCGGGACTATGCCAGAACTCAACAAACCGCTTGTTGGCGATCGACCCTATCAAACCATAGCGGTTGTAGGCGGTCACACAACAGGCATAGACATTCAGGTCGGCGCCGATGTAGGTAGTCAGTTGCATGTACCGGCAATGCTGAAAGTCGGGCCGGCCCTCCGACAGATCGCTGAACCGGTCCCGGAAATTATTTATCACCCTGAAATCGTGCCGCTCGAACCGCTTCCCCTGCTCAATCAGGTCGTTGATCTGGTCCGTGAGGCCGGCAAAGTATTCGGCGTTTTCGTTGGTGAAGACGGCCGAAAACCGGATGCTGTCGACGCCAAGTGAACAGGCGACCTTGGTTGCCTGGGGGATTTCCTGCCAGTTGTCTCTTGTCACGACAAAGGACAGGCCGAAGTAACATGAGTCTTTCCGGTTGCGGTGCATGCGCGCAAGTCCGGCCGTGTTCTCGATGACCTTGTGGAACGCCGCCTCTGAATTGAGCCCTTTGATCGTCGCGTAGGTCCCGGGCGTTCCGGCGTCCAGCGACACCCGGACCCATGTCGACCCGAGCAGTTCATCTCTCAGTTCTTCGCCCATCCGCACGCCGTTCGTGACGATCCCCGTCTCCAGTCCAAGTTCATGTGCCCGCCTTAGTATCACCGGGAAATTCGGATGGACCGTCGGCTCTCCCCCGCCGGTAAACTGGATTGCCCTGACGCCCATCCCCGCGCAGTCATCGAGAATCTCAAACGCCTTATCTGTTGACATGAACCGGTGAGGATTGTAGCTGCCCTTCTCATCCGGGAACAGTTCGGACGTGAAATATCCGGCCGAGCGGTACGCACAGAAATTGCAGTTGAGGTTACAGAGATCCGACAGGATCAACTGCACATGTACCGGCGCCGGCTGCTCTCCGTGTTTCAGTTGCTGCAACCGGTCGACGTGGAGCAGCACCTTGTTGTCATCGTATGGGTTCAAGCTCATACGTCCCTATCTCTACCGTTCCGGCCTCATTCGTTCCGCGATGGAGAAGTTTCCACCCGGTGGCTTCAAGTTCCTCATGCGTCCACTGGTCAAGATGCGTCTCGTACGGATTGCCGTAGACCGTCCCGTCCTGTTCACAGAGTGAAATCGGCACGGTTAGGAAGGCTCGGATACCCGCCGCCTTGATCCTCTCAATCACCGTCAGGGCCGACGCCCGGTTCATGTGCTCAAGCACGTCACCCAAAATGGCGACGTCGTATTCGTCCCATTGGTTGAAATGGCGCACGTCGCTTATGACGACCTCATCGTACGGGTCACCCAGCCGGTACTTCTCAACGACCGGCACCCAGACCTCCAATGCGGTCAGGTGTCTCACCTTGCCCTTGAGCAGGCACCCCCATTTACCCGACCCGGCGCCGACATCAAGCACATGGCTGCAGGGGCCGGCGAGGATCCGCTCAATCATGAGGTCGCGTCCCTCAATGGGCTGTTGTGACTCAGGCATGGTCGACATCCTTCAGGTCATAGGTTCTGGCCTCCGGCGCCGTCTCGAACCCGCCCCGCCGAATTGCCTCCACCAAGCGCCGGTTGATTTCGTTTTTCAGACGGACCCGCTGTTCCCCGGCCGTCCGGGCAACAAACTCCTGATTGGAGATGAATTGCGCGTCCGGGTGTGCTTTGCGTCGTTCGGTGAGGATCCGCTCATTGGCCGCATGACACTTGATGTTCTCGATCGACAGTTTGTCGATCAACTCCCCGATAGAGCATAGCACGTCGTATACCTGGTCGGTCATTGTTCCTCTCTCATGTGTTCTGCGCCCTCGGGTCGCTTGCCGCTGCGCCGCTCGCCGGCTTCATGGTGGTAACAGATCGAATCGTGGCAGAGGATATAGCGCCCGCCCGCCTCATGGACCCGGCTGAAGAACTGCCGGTCCGGTGGTTCCTGTCCCGGCACATGCGTCGGCAACCACGGCCCGCATCGCTCCCACCATTTTCGGTGAATCACATATGGCAGCGTCTGGGTCGCCCGCCATCCTCCCCGCTCCTCCTCTGTCTCGACCTTGTCGCAATAGAGCTGATCGTGCAGCTTCCAGAACCGGTCAAAATTGAAGCTCGTCCATGTCGGGAGTCCGCAGTCCGCCGTGACCACATTCGGTCCCTTGATCGGGGTGATATGCAGACTGTTCGGAATAATCTCCGGCGTGGCGCGGCGCGTCAAATTGACCAGCCAGTCACGTCCAAATGCCATATCGGTATTGACAATGCAAACGTAATCGTTCAACTGATACCCGACGCCAAAGCCAAGGTTGAACATGCGGCGGAGGTTCGGCACATAGGCGAAGTTGTGATCCGTCTCATAGGGCACCTGCCGGATCTCCGGTCTGGTCCGCAGGAACTGCCGAACGATATCCGTCGGGTTCCAGGTGACGACCACGTAATCGAAATCCTCTGTCCCGGCGCACTGAAACAGTTGGTCCGTCGAGAACTCCAGCATGGCCGCTGCCGTCGAGCAGAAATTGACTACCGAGACGCGCATTGCACCTCCCGGGCCGCCCACATAACCGCCCCTTTCTGCCAATCGTCCGGCCCCTGAATGATCCGGTTGTAACGCTGGTTATGTCCCGCGTACCAGTGAATCCCGATGCAGTCCTCCGGGATCGCCGGCCATTGGTCCGCCTCAAACAGCCAGTTATGCCACAGCGACCACGGCCGACCGGCCCACGGGTAAACGACCCGCTCCGATAACGTGCCGATCCGTTCCCCCTCGACACAGTGGCTCCCGCACGATTCGTAGCAGTTGGGGTCGTACTCTCTGCGCGCTTTCTCGAATGAGCGCCACCAGGCCGGACAGCAGTTCCCCTGCATGAACGTCACCGGCAGGTAATCGAACCTTGGATGATCGGAAAAGACCGTCACTTGTACGTTGTGCGTGATTACGGGAAGCGGCCGGAGAAATACGATATCCATATCCGCGACCGTCCCGCCGAACTTCGCCAGCAACCACCACTTGAGCAGATCGGCTGTGTGAACGTCCGGGGCGTTCAGCTCTGCGATCTCCGGCGCGATCGTCTCCAACGTGACGACCTTGATATCCGGCAGGCGGTTCAAATAGTTTGGTCCGATGGGATCGGACTGGAAATCCTGCTGCTCTCTCCACCGAACAGACGGCTGCACGGGCTCACGGCGCAGGACCAGCGTAACATCCTCATGGACCTGGCGGGCCGAGTAGAGCGTCAGCCACCGGAGATAACTCAGGTGCCGTTGCCCCCAGTAGAACCACAGCGTCGTGTTCATAGCCCAACCTCCGCTGGTTTGGGCCGGCCGTGAAAACAGACGATATTGGTACCGGCGGGAATCCCCCGGTTCCGACAATGCACCTTGAAGGAACAGATCCCTGGATCCATACTCTGCGCCATGACCGTCTTGATCCCGAGCCTTGGTAACCATACCCGTAGCCAGTCTTGATCCCCCCGGTATAACTCGTTGCCGACCTGAAATGACACCCCATTCCGCTTCTCATGGAACCGGCCCGGTCCGGTCACCTGCTGCTCGAACTTGTCCCAGATCAACTGCATCGATCCGGCCCATCCCATGATGCCGGACGCGATCAATTCTGGATGGTAGAAATCCGCCAGTACCATCAAATTATCCTGCAACGTCCGCACGCAGTTCGCCGGGTGGTCGATCGAATGGAGAATCACCGTGTCGAGATCGAAGTACAGGACCGGTCCGCTGAGGTTGAACATCTGGAGCTTGGGCCACCAGTACGGCAGATCGTGTAGGATTGAGACCGTGTGGTCGACGTACGGCATGACCCCCTGTTCATCGTCCGTAATGCAGACGGTTTCGTGCGGTATGGCCAGATTGGCGGCTACCGCTTCCGTCAACTTGCGCACGTCCTCCGGCGTGTACTCTGCCCCGCTTTTGTAGACGCAGGCAACCTTTAGCATACCGCCTCCGGCAGGGTCATAATCGGAAATAGGGTCAAAGCCGACCCCGGCGTCGCATTGATGCACTCTACCTTGAGCTTGGCCAGATCCTCAGCGATCTTTGGGAACGGCCCGAGAAAGCGCTTGTACGGATCGTAGCCTTTGCGGTTTGAGGTCGGATGGTCCACATGCCAGTTGTTCTGCCCGTCGATTTTCCGCATATCAAACCCGATGAGAACGATTTTCTTGACACCGAGTAATGTTGCCAGGTTGACCGCGCACGCTCCGGACGACAGGTTCCATGCGAGGATCTCTGGGTTTCTGGATAGGCCCTGCAGGTTGCGTCGCTCGACCCGCTTGGTGTCCCCGATTCGTTCAGTCCCGTGGTTGCATGCGTGGATCTTCAACCCGGGCCAATCAGCCAATTTGTTCGCATGCAGCTCTCTCCAACGGCAGTCCCCATAGAACAGAATATCCCAATCCCCGAGCTGATAGGCGTTGTTGACCGCGATTGTCCGCCGACCACGCAGGAGAGACAGCTCAGCAGTCTTGACCGACGGCCCGCCGCCGATGATATAACAGGTCTCCCCTTCCCATATCTGTGGGATGGTCCAGCCGGCGTTCATGTCAACCCTCTTTCTCGGCCGCAAGAACAGCGGCTTCCCCGGCCAGACTAACAGCAACCGCACGACGTACGCTCTTCGTCAACGGTCCGCCGTTCGCCTTGAGCACGCGGTACCAGCCGGCGCCCGCCGTCTCTACTTTCAGGGTCGATACCGGTTCGGGCTCAGGTGGATCTGCCGCAACCATGACGCACTGGTTTTTCATGTGCCATGGCAGCTCACCGAGATATTCAAAGGTGTCACCGACTTGGTAGCATGTGCCATCCCTGTAGTATTTTCCTGAAGTCATACGATAGATCGCCATCCGGATGCTCCTTTGTATGGTCCCGATGGCATTACCCACCGGGACCACCTCTCATATGGCACTACTTCGTGCCAACAACGATTCCGCAGCGGCTGTTGTAATCCGACCGGACCTGCGGCACGATGATCCCCATGACCTTGTAGTGGACACGCAGACCACCGAGCGTGTCCCACTCCACCGTGTAGAGCGAGCCACCAAACCCGGTGATCGCACGAATCACATCAGACGTCATCTGGACCATCACGCAGTAATCCGCGGTCAGCTTGTCACACACCTGGACTGACTGCACACCCTCGATCTCAAGAATGCGCTGACGCACAGTCTTGGGATAGCCGGAGACATAGTCCTCGTCGAGGGCCGTCTCCCAAGCCGTCGGAACGTAGAGGGCATACGGACCATAGTAGCGGTCGTTGATGAGCGCCTGTTTCATGGCGATCACGTCCGCAACAGGATCCGCCCCAGAATCATTCCAGTGCGCCGTGACGGTCACGCTGTTCTTGTTCGGGGCATCGAGGAGACCGTAGATCGATCCGCCGCCGTGCGTGTACGTCGATGTACCGGTGGCGAAGTTGCCCTCGATCTTCTCCATCACCACGCGCCCAGCAAGTTCCGCCAACGTCGTGTCGAGCGGAGTACCGTTGCGCTGGCTCGACCGCAGATCACGAATGGACAACCAGAACCCCGAATGGACGATGGGCACCGGCAAGTAGTCGATCTTGATATCGACCTTGTCTTTCGGCGTCTCCGTATCGGCGTTCATGTCCATCATTGCGGGCGCGAAGTCGCTTGCCTTTTGGGTCGCAATGACCGTGACACCAAGAGCATCATCGAGCGGGTAGGTCAACCCACGCGAGAGGACGTCCTGAGTGATGACCATCCGCTGTCTGGCCGCCGCAACCACTGCGCCGTCAATCTGCTTCCACTGATCGTACGTCAGTAGTGAGTTTTTGCGCATCTCCGGCCCGATTCCGGACGTCAGCATTTGCCGGGTCAACGACTGCGGCGCACCGAGCTGGTACGCCAACGGAACCTTCGGGTCCAGTACGTCGACCTGGACGTTGTCAAACTCCCTGTCTTTCATCTTCTGTTTCTCCGTCCTATCGGATTTACGTTATTTCTGCCCATGAAAAAACCCACCTCAGAACACCTCGATCCGAATCCGGCCGCTCGGGTCCACCCCCGAAGAGCCGGACATGTCGACGGCTTCCAGGGCGACGCCGACGATAGAGCCGACCTCGATGGTGCCGGCCGACGTATCGGCGACCAGCACTTTCAGCTGGCCATCACCGTTCGATTCGAGGAAGTTCCCGATGACCGCCTTCTCCCCGTTCGCCAGCAGGGCGTAGACCTCCCCACCCGGAGGAAAGAGCCCGATCTGGACCCGCTCGCCCGTATCGTACGCCGTGTCGATGGTCGCCGTCGCCGACGGCGCGACCGACAGGTTCTCCAGCGCGAACATGCGCTGGGCGACGAGCCCCGCCCCGGCGTGCTTCTTGACACCGGTCGTGGTACGCTCCAGCAACATCCCCGGAGTGATCGCGGCATCGGCTTTCGCCTCCTTGCGGATCATCCCGGTTTCAACGATTGCGATCGTGTTGTAGGCCATTGTCATAGTCTCCTATCTTGTCTCGTTCTTGTTTCCGCTTCACTTCTTCACTTCAAAGAGGGGCGGGGGCATCGGGGGCTCGGCATTCTGCGTCGGGGCCGCCGAACTCCCGGAGTAGTCGCGGGGTTTCGCCAGGCCGGCGATCTTCTGCAGATCGCTGATTGACTTCCCTCCCAGCTCTTCCTCACTGAACTGGCAGGCCGCATTCGCACGGATCTCCCCGATCAACCGCGCCTTTTCGGCTTTCGCCCGCTCCTGGAACCGCGCCCACATCTCGCGATCCTCCGGGGCGGCGTTGGCCAGAAGATCCGCAAACGTCTGCTTCGGCTCCGGTTCCGGCTTCTCCTCGTTCACCTTCGGCGGCTCGGCCTTCGGCTCCTCTTTAGGCGGATCGACGGTCATCTTGTCCAGCTGGTCGTCAGTCAACCCCATGAGGAACTGTTCGTCCTCCGGCGCCCACTTCGTGCGCTCACAGGCGATGAGCGCCTTCACCTTCTGCTCTTTCTGCATGTCCTTCTTCTCCTTATCACATTGGCAGTTCTGTTTCTGGATGTCCTGATTGTTCACCGGCACGTACTCCCGCTGCTCCTTGACCTCCTGGGCGTCGCCACCCAATGTCACCGACAGGTCGTCATTTTTCGTGTAACTCCGCTTGTAGAGAACGGTCTTGGGGCCCTCGCCCTCATTCGGGTTGGTCGTGGTGGCCTCGTAGATGACATAGGAGTCATAGACCTCCCGGACCCAATGCGACCACGACGTGTTGTCAAGCCCGCTGACCGCCTTGTAGACGGCCGACCAGAGATCGTCGAGACTCATCTCCAGCAGGTCGATCTGCCGCTTCATCCGGGCCACGTTGCGCGCCCGCTCCTCTGCCGTCCCCTGCAATCCAAATAGCGCTTTGATTTTCTCGATCACCATACCCTCCGGTATCGTCGTTACGTTATTTTCAGCCATAGATTTATTCGCATGAATCCCGCACCCATCCGCAACCGAACACGCCCCGGTCGCCTCCGGCAATATCGCTAGGTGGTCCAGCACAATCGTGTGCGCCACCACCTCGTACGTCTCCCCGTTCCACGTCCCGGCCGCCGCCTCAAAACGACCGTAGACCCCACTCGATACCTCGATCAACTCCCCCGCCTTGATCCGGTCCAGTAACCCCGGAGAGACCGCCTCCATACGTTCCACGTCGAGCCATGCGTCCGCCCGCCACTTGCCGTCGTCGAACCGCAGGTTGTATAGCATGCCCACGCCCCGCTCCTGCAGGACGGTCGGGTCATTCGCGCTGGCCTCCGGATGGTATATCACTACTGGCCGGCCGTTGTTGTACGTGGTTGCCGTGGCAAGTTCATCCGCCGGATAGTACGTCGCTTGGCCGTCCATACCGACATGGACACCGGTGGCCAGTGGCACTACAGGGACCACGATGTACTGGCGGCCGTTCAGTTCCTCAGACCGTAGCTCCCACTTCGACTGCGCCCTCAACCGTCTCATGTCTACCTCGTTTGAACAGTTCAACAGACTCGGCCGCAGGGATAGCGGCACAGCGACAGTTGGGATGTACTGGGATCATCCCGCGAATCTCATTAAGCCGATATGGCCCGCCGGAGGCCAGGCCGGCACAGGTCGCACAGACCCGGCCATCCCCGGCAGTTGATAGCTCGGCCATTACTTCAACCTGCATTTCTTCCGACGCCTGCTCGTATGTCTCTATCGTCGCCAAATGGTGCGCCCGGATGACCTCCGTTCTCGCAATCATCCGCGCCCGCGCCAACCCGACCCCATCAATCCGATCATTCAGGTCGGCGAGGAGTTCATTCGCCACCACTTTCGGATTTTTCCCCTCCGCGTCCCCGAGCGTCAACCGCTCCCGTAATGTATCCGTCAACAGGTTTCGCAACTCCCGGTTGGTCACCGCCATCACTGTTTTGAGATCCTCAAACGTCCGGGTATAGAGCAGTTCAAGTCGCCGCGCATGAATCGGCATAGTCAGCGCCGCAACCAGGGGGACGGGCGGAACGTACCCCACCTTGCCAAGTTCGGCATACGCCCGCTGGACCCCCTTGCGATAAGAACTCTCGACGTACAGGCCGGTCCAGCCCGACCGCATCAACGTCCCGGGCCGGTAGACCATTTCGAGGATTCCCTGCTCCTCCATGTCGACTAACCATTCCATGAAGGCGTCGATCTTGGCCGCTTCGGTCTCGAACGTGAAGGCCATCATCTTCGGCCGACCAAACCCGAAGAAGTTCTCATCGACGATCAGGACTTTCATCGCCTTCTTGAGCGCCCGAAACCGCCTGTTGACGTCTCTGACAAACGCCAACCGAATACCGGTTGTTTTGGTCGGGTCATATGGCATTCGGTTCTTCCTCTGTCGGCAACTCCTCGATCGGCAGTTCCATTCGCGGTTGCTGCTCCAGGTCATCGTCCGTATCTGCCTCCCGTTGTTCCTGCTCCCGCTGCTCATTGATCTTGTCGATCTGGTCCTGGTCATAGCCGAGCACGAGCGAGTAGAACGAATCCAACGGCAGGACATCCCGGGCGTCGAGACTATTGGCGTACGTGGCCACCGTCCGGGAAACGGTCTCGCCCACCGTTGCCCGTTCCGCGTCACTGGCAGCCAGAAGATCGGGCCACTCGATGGTATAGTCATTTGCCGGTGCCGGCAGGGCACCATACTCGATGCACCGATCGATAAACGGACGGAGGATCTGCCCCTCGCAGTATTCTACCCGGCGCGTGCTGATCGTCTCGGACCATGCCGTCTTGTCCTGAGTCGAGGCCAATTCGCCCCGCTCCGATCCCATGAGAATCCGCTTGGGAATTTCCTTGCCGGCCGCAATCAGATCGACCAACACCCCGACATGCCCGGTCGGATCGACGACTTGCGGTGACAGCTGCTGTACGTCGACACCCTGCAGGGACATAGTTCGGCGGAGACTGTTGATATAGTCCTCCGTTTGCGTTTTCATGTCGGTAATGGTCGTAGGGTCAACGGTCGCCTCGGGGTCCAGTTTGAACAGCAGCCCCGGCCAGGCGCCCCGCCAGAACATCTCCCCCGCACCACCGGCGACTTTCTCCATGTCGGTGACGAAATTGTATACCACCTCCAGCGCCGGGTTGCCCATGACCTCGCTTTCGTCGTTGTCCTCGACGACGTGAATCACCCGGCTCCAGTGGATACGCTTCGTGCCCGTCGATGAGCCCGTCCCTGTCTGCATCTGGTAATACGTCGGCAACCCATACCGCTCGCTCGTCGGGTCCGTGTCGTAATCGGTAATCCGGGCCGTCCCCTCGGAATACGGCGTAACGTACAGAATACCGCCCTCCGCCACCCGACCTACCGGCTGCGATAGATCCGTCTTGCCGTCGTTGAACCCGATGAGGAGCGCCCCGTACTGGCCCAACGTCGCCAGTTTATCCAAACGCTTGAACTTTGTCTGCAGTCGCAACCGCTTCCACAGCGTCCCCCATGCTTCCTCGAACGGGGTCTCCTCCGCTTCGGACTCAATGACCGCCGGCGTCAACCGCCACGACTCGTTTACGGGTCGCTGAATAACGGCCCGGGCGATAGGGTTCCGCCGAAAGGCCGGCAGGTAATGACCGCTCCAGGTCGGGTCCTTGACATAGCCGAGCGCCGTGTAGAGGTCCCGATTGGTATAGGCGTTCGACTCACTCAACCGGCCGGCAATCGACGCCCGCGTGGCCGCCGTCGCCAGCATGGCATACTGCATCGCCACCGCCTGCCATTGCGCCGCTGTTACCCGCGGTTTCGCCATTAGTGTTTCCCCTCACTCAGCGCATCGATCTTGACCTCCAGGCGGTCGAGCCGTTTCACCACATCCGTGCGGATGTACTCCATTTGTGCCTCCAGCGCCGCAATGCGCCTGTCCTTGTCGGCCTGGCCGCGGATGTCGTCGACGAACCCGGTCGCCGCCAGCAGCAGCAGGCCGGTGAGAATGGTGATGATGATCTGATAGGCGCGTTTGCCGTTGCTGTCCTTCGGATTGGCCATTGCGCTCGCCCCCATATTTTACCACGTTCCCACTCGTTTCGGACTGTTCAGCATCATGAAGGCGCCGGACAGGGCGTCGACCTGGTCCGACGTGCAGGCGTCCGTGCCGTCGAAATTCTCCACTTCCCGCAGAAACGCCTCGTTCCATGCCCCCCGCACGAGCTTGACGTTGCCGGCCTCCGCCTGGGCGCTCACCGGCTTCGCCCGCACGCCTTTGGATTCATGCACCGGATTGACCCGCGCGTTGTAGCCGGCGAGATTGCGGACCTGCAACTGCGCTTCCGCCTTGCCGGCCTGTCCGGGGTCCTGCTCAATGCCGATAGTGACCGACTTGCCGTCCTGGCTGGCCACCTGCCGGATCGTGCGCTCCACCTCGAGCGGGGAGCCCTGAAACCGGCAGACGTCGAGGACGTAGTAGACGCCGCCCGGCGATCGGCGCATGCGCACGCCGGCGGTCCACGAACTCTGGGCCGCGTTCTTGCTGGCGGCGTCCGTGGCCGCCCGGTCCCAATAGCGAATCTCCTGTCCATAGGACGGTGCCGCCTCGACGATCTCGAACCAATGTCGCTGGAAATACATCCCCGCCGTCGCCCGGGCGTTCCAGTTGCCACGCAGTAACCGCTCGCGATCGATTTTTGGAAGCGCCTGAAGGTTGGCGAGATACTCCGGGTTCTCACGCATGAGGATCCGGTTATCGAAGACGGTCGAGTTGATGAAGGTCAGGGATTTTGGTATAGAGCCGGGGAAGCGTGTCGTCAATTCGTCGGGAGTATCCGCCCAATGAAGCTCATCATCCAGGTTGACAAAATATCGGATAACTCCGGAACGCTCCTTGATCGACAGGCCGGTGTCATCGTCAATCCACCAACCGATGAGCTTGCGGAGGAAATGATCGGGATCGGGGTTGCACGTCGCCCTGATATACGGCGGAACACCACAGGTCGACCGGTTGCGGGATAGCATGAATGAGAATTGGCTCCAGGTGAAAGTCGTCAACTCGTCGAACCCAATCATGGGAATCTGCGACCCCTGCCACTTGAGCCGGTCATCCTCATGCTGCATGTGGGCAAATGAGATTTTAGCACCGGACGGGAACTTGTACTGGTAGCGATTCTCTGACGGTCGACCGCCCATCCACGGATAAATCTCCCTGGCCGTATCCCACAACCCGCCGGCCGCCGACACCTCCGTGAACTCCCGCCGAAATATTACCGCCTGAAATGTGGGAATGTCAATATGTCGGGTCGCTTCGAGCAGCAGACCGTAGGACTTTCCCCCGCCCGCCTGGCCGCCAAAAATGACGATATCGGCGTCACTGAGCAGGAAATCTTCCTGTGGCCCGATCTGTGGGCCCATCTCCATGTCTGCCGATTCACTCGGGCTCTGGTCCAGTAGCTGCATCGTCATTCCGCGCCTGTTCCTGCTTCTTGCGTAACCTCCCATTATCCGGCAGGTACAACACCACCTTGCCGGTCACCATTGGTCCGCCGTCCGGTCCCGTAATCTCCTGCCGTGTTACGCTCCGCCAGTCTTTGCTTACCCGATTGCAGAGATAGAAAATCTGCGCCGTAATATCCGGCGCAGCGTACCGGCGCGTCTTCTTGACTCGGGGGATAAGCTCCGTGCCGTCTTTGCTCTTGACGACGGTCGTCTCGACCTCTTCGTATTCGTACCCGCAGGCCCGCTTGAAAAGGGCGTTAACAACCTGCGCGTCCGCGTCGGACTTCCCGGTTTTTAACGCGGCCTGTAGGGCCGGATACGTGGCCTTATAGGTCTTAAATACCGACCGTGAGACCCCGAGATTCTTGGCAATCTCCTCGTCGGTCAGGCCGGCCCGTTTCCACGCTTGGATAGTCGGGATCCGGTCGGCGACGTGGCTGAGCCACTTGGAGCGGGTACGGCGTTCAGTCATTGGGGCCCCTGTTATTGCGGACTTCGGGATCATATTTTGACGCCTGCCGCATCATCGCGCCAACTCCGCTTGTTTCCCGGTGAATTGCTCCCAGCGCCGCACCGCGACATCGACGTATTTTGGCTCGATCTCCATCGCGTAGCACTTACGGCCGAGTTGCTCGCAAGCGATAATTGTTGTGCCGGAGCCAACAAAGGGATCGTAAACGTGATCGTCCTTGCCGCCGTGATTGCGGATTGGGCGAGCCATGCACTCAACCGGCTTCTGGGTGCCATGCCCAGAAGCCACAACGTCGGCAGTTTCTTGGGACCTTCCTCCGACCGGGTTTAAATTGGCAATCTCCCAAAGCGTTGTCTGGGAATGATCGTCAATAAACTTCGATGTTCTCCCTTTACGGACCGCATAGAAACAAGGCTCATGCTGCCAACGATAAGCCCCCCTTGATATGGGAGCCATCTGTTTAGCCCAAATAATCTGCGCCCGGACTATGTAATCGCACGCCAGAAGCGACTCCGCCACACTCAACACGTGCAATGCCCCGTGCCAAATATAGGCAACATCGCAGGGCGATAGCGACCATGCATCCCGCCAGTCAGATCGAGAATCATTGACGACCTTCCCCGTAGCTCTATTGGGTGCCCACCCTAGCCCATTCCTCCACCCCGGATCGTATTCCACCCCATATGGCGGGTCGGTGACCAT